CAAACGGCTTTGGCTTGAAATGGATATTTGCCGGGCGTTGCCGGGAAGGTCTTTACCAGAATGTGGACGCCCTTTACATTGACACCCCGACCGGGCAGAAGATTGTCTTGATTGCTGGCGGTGGGAAGATCAATGATCTGGCAAGGATCAAGGGCTTCTCGTTGGGAACGGTCTACATCACGGAGGTCAACGAGTGCGCACAGCCCTTTGTCCAGGAATGCTTTGACCGGACGCTGGCTTCCGCCCGGCGGCAAATCTTTATGGATCTGAACCCGAAACCGCCCCGGCATTGGTTTTACTTGGACGTGCTGGACTTCCATCAAGCGCAACAGGCCGAGAATAGGCGATACGGGCTGAATTATGAACACATGACGCTGGTCGATAATATGAGCCTGACCGATGAACAGTTAAGACGTGAACTGAAAACATACGACCGTGACAGCATGTGGTTCAAGCGTGACATTCTGGGTCAGCGTACAAGCGCAGAGGGTCGCATTTACGAGGGCTACCGATACAAGGATGTTGCCGTCACGAAACAATGGATCAGTGAACAGATGTTCATTGACTTCTCGGTTGGCGTGGACGTGGGCGGTACAGACGCAACCGTGGCGACATTGACCGGGTTTACGGCGAAATATGAGACAGTTGTCACGATTGACGGCTATTACCATAAGCAGGGTTTGAATGAGGGCAAGGACCATGCGCAATATGCGAAAGAGATCGCAGAGTTCCTTTATCCGTGGACTTTGGTGTATCCGAGACTTGCGACAAGTGTAGTCTTTGCAGAAAGCGCAGACAAGCTATTTAGACAAGCGTTAAGGAAAGCCCTTGACAATGCTGGGCTAAAACAAATGCAGGTCACGCCCTCATACAAGAAGGACGGCATCCTTGACCGGATCAACACGATGCGGATTTTAATTAACCAAGGCAGGAAGAAGATTGCCGCACATCTGGATCAATGGTTTCAGGCGTACGAGATGGCGACATGGGATACAGGCAAGTACGCAGAAAAAGAATGGGTCCGGGTCGATGATGGGTCGTATCCGGTTGACTGTCTGGATAGCGACGAATACTCTGTCCAGCCGTTCAAGCCCAGGTTGTTAGTGGCTTCCGGCCAGCAAGAAAGGACAAGCGCATGAGTGTAATAAAAGATTGGGCGAAACGGGTCGTTGGCCGCTGGCTGAATTTAGTGGAGGCACAGGACAGATCAATCACCGTCCGGATGACTTCCAAGCATGAGATCAATGTCATGAAGAACCGGATCATGTACCGGGGCGACCCGTCCGAACTGGATCAGTTCTTCAAGGCGACCGCCACCGATGAAGTGACGGCGGCAAGGTTCTGGGCATCCTCACCGTCAAAGGGTATGCGGATACGGAAGATCCATTCCGGCTTGCCGTCCATGATTGTGGACGTTCTGGCGGACATTGTGGTCGCTGACCTCTTGGACGTGACCTTCAAGGAAGATGTCCGGGGCATTGACGAGTTGGAAGTCTGGGAAGCCATCGCCGAGGAGAACCGTTACAAGAAAGTCGTGACGAAAGCCGTTCAGGAAGTCCTTGTCACGGGCGATGGGGCCTTCAAGCTGTCCATTGACCCGGACCTGTCGGATTACCCGATCATTGAGTTCTTTGGCGGCGAGCGTGTCGATTACACGCTGAACCGTGGACGGATTGAGGAGATCCAGTTCCTGACCCGGTACGAGGAAAAGACCAAGACCTACACATTGGTTGAACGTTACGGCAAGGGTTACGTCCGCTATGAATTGCTGGACAAGTCCGGGAATGAAGTACCGCTGGCGAATGTGCCTGAACTGGAAAACCTGACCCCGGTCGAGTGGGAGGGTGATTACATGATGGCCGTACCCTTCATGGTTTACGATTCACCGCTTTTCCGTGGCCGTGGCAAGCCCCTGCTGGACACCAAGACCGACGCCGTGGACGCTCTGGACGAGACCATCAGTCAATGGCAGGAAGCCGTCAGGCAGGGGCGTATCAAGCGGTATATCCCGGAGTCCATGATTCCGAGAGACCCAAATACGGGGAATCCCATGCCGGTCAATCCCTTTGACAACCAGTTTACGGCTTTGGCGGATCCCCTGACCGAGAACGGCGAATCCCGAATTGTCACCGACCAGCCAGCCATTCAGTATGACGGTTACGTCAACACATACCTGAATAACCTTGACATGTGCTTACAGGGGATTATCTCACCGTCTACATTGGGGATTGATGTCAAACGTCGTGACAATGCCGAAGCGCAGAGGGAGAAGGAAAAGACCACGCTGTACACCAGGGATAAAATCATCATGACCCTGCGTGAGGTGCTGGCAACTCTGGTCAAGTCCTCAATCCTGACTTATGCGACCCTCCATGAGATCAATCTGGACGGCGACATTGATGTGACAATCGATTTTGGTGAGTACGCTAATCCGTCCTTTGAGGCGCAGGTCGAAACCATCGGCAAGGCGGCGGCCAGCAACATCATGAGCATTGAAGCACAGGTCAATGAACTTTGGGGCGACACCAAAGATGACGAATGGATTGAGGGGGAGATCCGCCGGATTAAAGCCGAAAAAGGCATCATCGAGTTGGAAGAACCGACTATGGTACCTCACGGCTTTGCGGAAGAAGTGACTGAAAGCTAATGTTCGGCTGGATTGATTGGGTGATTGCGGTCCTCATGGACTTGGAATTGAGCCTTTATCGGTCGATGGGGCGCAATTTACAGCGTCATAAACTGGAACAGGAGCGTCAGGGCTTCCGCTGGACCCAATGGCAAGCGGTTCAACTTCGGGGGCTTCGGTCGTTCAGACGCAAGTTATCCAGCGAGGTCAACAAGACCTTTGAAGAATTGTTGCCTTACATCGAACAGCACATTGAAGAAGCGTACCAGTCCGGGCAGGAAACCTTTGACAAGGCCATTCTGGGCGCACAGGACGCAGGAATACGGCTTCAGCCCGTATCGGTCGAGAGTTTTGCCGGGGTGCACGAGGAACGCCTTAAAACGGTCATTCTGGACGTGAGGAGCGATATGGACAAAGCCCGGTACGGGGCGGCGCAACGAGCCGGGGCGATTTACGAGGATATTGTCAAACGTGCGGACGTGGCTTTTCAGACAGGTACCATGACTTTGCTTGACAGCGTGGAGTACGCCACCAAAGAAGCGGCTAAGCAGGGGCTGAACGCCATCGAGTACGAGGACGGCAAGCGTGTCAATGTATCGTCCTATGTTGAAATGGCCTTACGGACAAGCGCAAGACGTGCGGCCAATGAAGCCGAGGGTGTCAAGCGTGAGGAATGGGGCATTTACACGGTCATCAGCCCGACCTTACACAGCACGTGCGACACCTGTCAGGAATGGCAGGGCAAAATACTCATAGATGATGTATTTTCCAAAGGCAAGCCGGACGGTAAGCACCCTATGCTGTCCGAAGCCATGAAACCGCCGTCACACTTCCAAGGACCGAATTGCCGACACCCATTGACGGTCTACATACCTGGCGTGACACAAATCCCAAAGAAGTCGGACTTCGACCAGACCAAATCCAATTATGAAGCCGAACAACAACAGCGATACATTGAGCGCAAGATCAGGGAGTGGAAGCGTCAGGAGGCATTGTCGGTCAACAAGGACGAAAAGGCAAAGGCGGCCTTAAAAGTCAAAACGTGGCAAGCGGCCATGAGGGAGCATTTACGGCACCAACCGCAGTTAAGGCGAAACCCACAGCGTGAGAAGTTGTTGGATTAAAGAAACCGCATATAGGCGTTTATAATAGAGTTTGAGCAATCACAGAGTACGGCGCTATAAGCCGGAGCCGACGGGCAGAAAACGGATCAGGAAAGGAAACCAACATGCTTGACAAACAAGAGGGTGTACTCGACACCGCAAACGAGGAAGCGACAGCCGAACAGGCGGGGGGTGACGGCAACCAAGAAGCCGGAGGTAACATCAAACAAATTGATATGGCGGAAGCTGAACGGATTGCGACCGAGAGGGAAGAACGTGCGACACGGGGTGCCCTGACCAGTTACTTCAAACAGCAAGGGTTATCAGAGGAGGAAGTGAAACAGGCGTTGGAAGCCTACAAAGCACGACAGGCGGAAACAAAAGCCGCCGCCCGAAACGATCTGACCCAACTCCAAGCGCAATATGACGCTTTGGAGAAGGAGAAACAGGCGATCATGGTACAGGCCAACCAACGGCTCGTCCGGTCGGAAGCGATGATGCAGGCCCTGTCCATGCAGATCAGGCCGGACAGGGTGGAACACGTCATCAGGCTGGCGGACTTGTCTGCCATCGGACTAGACGAACAAGGTCAGCCGGATCAAGCGGCGATCTCTGCCGCATTGGAGCAGGTGGTCAGCACGATACCCGAATTCAAAGCATCGTCCGGCGCAGACGAGGAAGGCAAGCCCGGTTTCAAGATCGGGGCATCTGATCAGCAACAACCGGGAACGTCTGAACAAATAGCCAAAATCTTTGGCAACACAGAATGAAAGGATAACTAACAATGGCAATTAACTATGCAGAACAATTTCTGGCTGACTTAGAGCAGAAATATTCACGAGAGCTTGTCTCCGGCGACTTCACGATGCAAGGTGCAAAGTTCGTTGACGCAAAGACGATCAAGATTCCGAGACTTGAGGTAGGCGGGTACAAGGAACATTCGAGATCGGGCGGGTACAACCGTCAGGCGCTTGCCAATGATTGGGAAGTCAAGACGCTATCCCATGACCGAGACGTAGAGTTCTTCGTAGACGCCATGGACGTTGACGAGACGAACCAAGTCCTGTCGGCGGCTAACGTTACTAAAACGTTCGAGGAAGAGCAAGCGATCCCGGAACTGGACGCATACCGATTCTCCAAAATCTATTACGATTACACAACGACTTTCGGAAAGACGGCGGATACCACGCCTCTTACGGACGCAAATGTTTTGATCGTATTCGACAGGTGGATGGAAGAGATGGACGATGCCGGCGTTCCTGAAACGGGGCGTATTCTTTATGTTACGGCAACCGTTAACACGATGATTAAGAACGCAGAGAAGATTTATCGCGCAATCATCGTCGGCGGTGCTAACGACGGAAGAATCAACCGTGCAGTGCGTTCCTTGGACGATGTGACCATCAAGTCCGTTCCGAAAGATCGGTTCAAAACGGCTTACAACTTCACAGATGGCTTTGAGCCGGCACAAAACGCTTTGCAGATTCAGATGATGCTTGTTCATCCGAGATCGGTCATTGCGGCTGATAAGCACAATTCTATCTATCTTTGGGCGCCCGGCACTCACA